ATATGAAGAATTCATTAAGAATCCTTATTATATTGCCTTTGTTAAATTTGGTAGTTATTGTGTAGATATCAAATGTATCAATGTTAGTAGATTTAGTGATTGGTTATTAAAGAATTCTATACGTATTGATAATTGGCGGCAAGATAGTAACTATACAAAATTCTTATGTGAGTATTTACGAATAGAAGATCCATTAGATGCTATACATCGTAGTATTGAAACCACAATAGAAAAAGCAGAAACTGAGAAGATTCAAAGCAGAGATTACTTGCGATATGGCAATCCAAACAACATATGTTACGAGATTGCTAGGGGTAAGATTAGTCCCTGGATGTTATATCAAAGTTCTAGTGGTGTACACTTCTTAAGTACATTGCGTGATGACCAGCAGAAAATGATTATGGATTACATTAATCCAGAGCAATGGGCTATTAAGTTTAAACGTGATAGTAATATGGTAGAACAGGTTAAGGAGTTATTGAATGCAGGCGGGTACTAGAGTTCGTATTTCATGGCAAGAGAACCATGATATACCTACATGGAATCAAAAATGTGCATGGGCAGTACAACAGTTTGGATTGCCGGGCGATAAGTTTGAAACACATGCTACCGAAGACTATATGGATTTCTATTTCAAGGATGAGCGTGATGCTATCTTATTTGAGTTGACTTGTGGCTGAAGTAACATTATACATTGATGCTAAACGAACTATGGAAATAGGTCATGAGTTAAGGACCAATGGTTGGATTCAGGGTGTTGATTTTGATTATGCTTATTATAGGGCAGTATATGATAACTTCAGCTATGATCCTATTGTAGAAAGACATGCAAAGTTTACCTTTTATAATGAAAGCAATGCTAGTTATTTTATGTTGAGGTGGGGATGAAAGACTTACCGTACACTGTAATTACTAAGAAACTTGGATACGAAGTAGAAGAATGGTGCAGAGATAACATAGGAGAACGGTGGTTTGCTGTGGGTCGAAAGACAGGCAACTGGACATGTTTTTGGGTTGGTAGAGATGATCCTAAAAGTTATCTCTGGTGCTTTAGAAATGAAAAAGATGCTTTTTGGTTTTCGTTGAGGTGGGGATGAATATATCAGAAGAAATAATCAATCAAGCAGCCGATCAAATGTCTAAAGATATTGATACACTAGTGTTAATGTCTGCATTAGGCTGGAATTCTTTTGACTTTAGTGAAGGTACAGTTTATGGTCAAAAGTATTTGACTGCACAACCAATGACCAGTGTTAAATGGAAAGAAATGGAAGCATGGATGGTTGAAACATTTGGATCTACAGCACACGACGGTGTATGGACACCTAACATGCGATGGTATATGAATAATTCTAAGTTTTGGTTTCGTGATAAAAAAGATTTAGAATGGTTTCTACTAAGATGGTTGTAATAAATGAACATTACGATCATGCAAACGGATGGGAAAATACTAAGCCCGGCTGGTATGAATGTTCAGTTAGAGCAGAACATATTGACAAATATAATGAAATGACCGTATGGATGCAAGCAAACATAGGAAAATATCAAAGACATTGTAGATGGTGTGTAACTGATACTAATAAGGTTAGCTTTAAGTTTAGATATGAAAAAGACTACATTTTGTTTACATTGAGGTGGAGTTGATGGCAACAATACCTCAAATACAAGACTACGATGACGATGATCCATTAATAGAACAGCATAAGAAACGTTGGGATTATTGGGCAGCATTGAAACTTGTACGTAAAGAATATATGAACCAGAACAAAGAGTTTGATGCATATGATTTTGAAGATTACCTTGTAGGACAATATGGTATAAAGATGAATATAGTTAATGGCAACATAACAGATGGTTATGAGATTGTTGACGAAAAGAAGTACCTAATATTTTTATTAAAATTCCAATGAATAACATATTTCCCATAACCTCTTTACAAAACAATAAATTTCTAGTATCATGGCCTAAATGGGACAACATTAGACAATTTGATACAAAAAGATTTTTAGTAGATTTACTATTTAAAGATATGAAAGTGACAGAAGTAGGATTTGCATTAGATACATATGACGATGAAATAAACATTATGTGGGTAGATGAGTACTGGTGGATGCGAGATAGTAACGGTGAATATGCTAGATACCTAGAAGATATGTATACAATTAAAGGTGTGGTATTCAATAATGAAAATGAAGCATTGACGCTACAAGATTACTTAGAGAAGAAATATATTTGGAAAACGTTACAGGCGTAATATGGCACAGGATATAATGATTGATTTGGAAACGTTAGATACAACACCTAACTGTGTTATACTAACTATCGGTGCCGTACGATTTGACCCCAAAGGTTCAGGTGTTGTTGAACGATTAGAACTACGACCTACTGTAGAAGATCAAACAGAAATTTACAATAGAAGTATCAATGAAGATACATTACGATGGTGGAGTGAGCAGAGCCCTGAAGCACTTGAAGAAGCATTGGGTGATACTGGTCGTTTGCCATTCAAAGAATGTATGGAGATACTGTATAAGTTTTGTTGGAACCGTCGTGCTGTTTGGAGTAATGGTGCACCATTTGACTTAGTAGTAATGGAACATGCATGGCGTCAAACAAGTGACAAGCCTAATCCTATTCCCTGGCCTTTCTGGACTATGCGTGATACACGTACACTTTGGGAAATAGCAGGAGTTAAACTTAGTGATGGGGGTCACACTACCAGTCACAAAGCAGTAGAAGATGCTGAACGACAGGCTATTGTTGTACAAAAGGCATATATGAAATTAATTAAAGCAGAATTGGTAGCTCCTAAATGAAAATGTACGGTGAGATGTTGCCTGATTTAAAAATCATTGAGCATAATAAATTTAAAGACAATCGTGGTAATTTCTGTGAAACTTGGAAAACATCAGATGATGGGATGCGTGGAACATTTCGTCAACTAAACACAGCTACATCAACACAATATGTTGTCCGAGGTATGCACAGACAAAACCAATATAAGCTAGTTATGCCTGTAGTAGGTAGAATATTTGACGTTGCATTAGAGCCAGAATCTGGAAAATGGTTTGCTATTGAATTAGATGAAACTAATGGTTTACTTGTCCCACCGCATTACGCACATGGTTATATGGCTCTAACTGAAAAAACAGTAGTACAATATATAGTAGATATGCCATATGATAAAAGTATTGAAGAAAATTTCAAATGGAATCAATATTCAATTGAATGGCCAACAAACCCTGTACTTTCGGAGAAAGATAAATGAAAGTAGGATTTAATTGTAGTAGTTTTGATTTATTACATGCCGGACACGTAACAATGTTAAAAATGGAAAAAGAGTTATGTGACTATCTTGTAGTAGCATTACAAGTTGATCCTACTATTGACAGACCGGGTATTAAAAACAAACCATGTCAAAGTGTATATGAACGTTATGTTCAATTGCAGGCGTGTAAGTATGTGGATGAAATATTAGTGTACTCAACAGAATATGACTTGCTTCAATTACTAATGACCCAAACTATACATATACGTTTCTTAAGTGAAGAATACCTAAATAGAGATTTCACCGGAAAACAATATTGTATTGACAATGGTATTGAATTATATTATCATAAGAGACAGCATAATTATAGTTCTAGTGACCTACGTGCTAGAGTTGCTATGTTAGAAAATACAAAAGATAACGCAGTTGATATTCCACAACACTCTACAGAATTGATTAAGAAATGAAAATTGATAGCGATATTGATATTGACTTTGGTGATAGAGATAAGTTATTACAGCTTATTAAGCATACTCCGGCGGCAATGCGTAATGTAAAGCCTATGCGTAAACATGCAACAGGTGTTTATATTACAGATGTACCTTATGATCCAGTGAATGATATGTCTAGCATTGATTATACTGTTGCAGATAAACGTGGCTATTTCAAGCTAGATTTGTTGAATGTTCATGTTTATAATCAGGTTCGTGATGAACACCATCTATTAGAATTGATGCATGAACCTGATTGGAGTAAATTAAAAGATCCTGTATTTGTAGAGAAATTAATTCACTTAAACAATCAGTACTACAATATACAAAAGATGCCAGAACCAATAGATAGTATTACAAGATTAGCTATGTTTTTAGCTGTGATTCGTCCCGGTAAGAAGCATTTGATTGGACTACCCTGGAAAGAAGTTGCTAAAACTGTATGGGATAAGGGAACTGATGGATACATATTTAAGCGTTCGCATTCCTGTGCCTATTCACAATTAGTAGTGGTGCATATGAATTTATTAGGGTAAGCGTTTAACTAGGGTAATGCTACGGCGTTTGCTTCTACGTTTGTTCAATTCAATTATACTACAAACAGGACCATGTAGTATAGTAAGACTTTTGTTGTTGAATGTCCTAATATAGGGT